CATTGGTAATACAACCTAAGCGAAGGAATACGCACCCCGTAGGAGGTGACAAAATCAGTAAGAGTATAATGCAAAATATCTGACATAGATTATGGGGAATATTTCTGTAACTATTATTTCAAATAGCGATTTTTTCTATTTGAAACGTAATGTACTCTGTATATGTAATTAAAGCGGCGCAAAAGTAAGAATGTTTTTCTTATAAAACAAGTTTTTGACAATGAATTGTTTAAATTTACTAATTTGCCAATAATCTTATACCTTTACCGAATCATTTAGAATTATCGAGATAATGAAAATTGTTAAACAAAATAAACATTCGTAACTATACACTTATTTTCTTTGGTAAAAAGGGAGGGTATGAACGAAAGATAACAGTTTTGAAGGCTAAATTTTCAGCTGAAGAGTTAAAAAAAATGAAAGAATGTGTAGATTATTACTATAAATATAATGCACCTACTGAAAAAATACTATTCTCTTGTAGCATTGTCTAAATAATTTTTTGTACATTTGTAGCGAATTTTAAACTTTGTACCAATGAAAAAAATATTATTGATGTTGCTCTCTGTAATAGCTTTTGCAGCGTGCTCAAAAAAAGATGATAATCAGGATTTCAAACATCCTAAGGAATTACAAGGTACTTGGGTGTATGAAAAGTCGATTTTACCTGATGGTAAATTGTTTTCAGAGATAACTTCTATTGAAGAAATGGAATGTTCCAAAAAGACTAAATATACCTTTTATGGTGAGTTTTTAACCTCAGAAGAACATATTTTTAAAGGAGGTAATTGCCAGCAAAATACAGCTAGCGTAAAGTATTTTGTAGAAAATAATAAACTATGTTTAGATAATGGCAATGGTGTAGTACTTAAAGCTTATGATATTGTTAGCCTCACCTCCACATAGTTTGTTTTTAAATACAATAGTGAACTTAAAACATTTTTGTACTCCCAAATACCTTATGACCCAGCTCTTAAAGAAAAAGGTTATACTATTGATGACATTTTAAATGTAACAATTACTTATCGAAAACTATAAATAAAAAAGCTCTCATTGCATTACCCCCGAATAATAATTTACGACTTCCCCATCAATCACACCCTCTAACATACGACCGCTATAGCTAAAACTTGAGCGAGGTTCAAATCGCAACCGCCCAACGCTGTCAGATAAAATGACAAATGATTCCCCGTTTTTTGATAACTCACCTGTAATACGCCATTTTTCCGAAATTCTTGGCGGAGTATAATTCGCTACTGGTTGAACAAAGCGTTTTTCAATAGGTGAATTTTCAGCCATTTCAGTACTTGAATCAGCTTTAACTGACGTTTTATCTTTATCTGTTTTTCCCATATTAAAAAATGAATTAAAGCCATAAAACCCCGCTGAAATAAGTAAAATCATTAAAACAACCATGGCTTTAAACTGAAAAGATTTGAAGATATTTCCACGATCATCAACAGTATTTTCTTTCCCGTTTATACCATCATAACTTTGATAAAGTGGGAAAATCTCCTTGTTATATTTACGCTGAAGTTGTAAGGTTTTATTTGATTTTGTTGTCCTGGCACCCGTAAATACATCCACACGATAACGATTAGCCATGCCTAACGCACTTAATTTTGACATACGATAAGTTGTCTCAATCCTATCTTTAATAAAACGTGGCAATTGCGCTACTGATTGATTTATTACAACTAAATCACAACATTCTCCTGTATCAGGATTCGTAAAATGACGATGTTCAGCCAAAAAAGAACGATGATTCTCATGAATTTTTTCACTTGGAAAAATTCGCCATACTTCATCAAGACAAATTAAATCACCCGCACGACAAATAGAGCTTTCAGCACCTTTATAAGGGAAAAAATCAGCTTGTTGGCACTGCTCGTCTGAAACTGAAATAAACTCCCCTAAATCCTCGGGGTTTGCGCCCTTTGATACACAATAATCAAATAATTTTGACTGTGTTACACCAACAATATTACTGACAATCCGACGCCCTTTCTTGAAATGTTCAAGAATAACCGAGCTAACTACTTCATAAGATTTACCACTGCCAGGAATACCTACATAAGCCAAAATAGCCATAACTTACCCTATTACTGGAATACGACGAATAATAAAACGTGCCAACATCGCAGAAATAAAAAGCGTAACACCAAACGGAACTTTTAATAACTCTAAGAAATACCACATATCAGATGGCAAATTATTAAACAGTGTTTGAAAATTCACTCTTAAATTTTCAGGTATAAAAAGCTCAATCACGACAGGAATAAATTCTGTCGTAATAAAAAACAATGCAAAAAACACAAAGAATTTTGCCACGATACCTTTAAAAACAAACCCTAAAAAACCGCTAAATAATCTTAAAATCAAACCACCCATAACTACCTCTAAGCACTCAATAATTTACGAATAGCAATAATCGACCAAATCAGTGTAAATAACGCACCAAAAATTGCTCTGTTTTGCTCTAAAATCGGACAATGGCTATCTATCGTATAGGTATGATTTAGCGCATTAAAAGACCAAGTTGGACATTGTGTTGCTTTTCCTTGAATAGTTAAATTTTGAAACTCAGGAAAAAACTTTTTAAACGGTTCTAAAATTTGCTGTGCTGTCGGAGGTTCTAAATTAGGATAATTAGGATCACCATAATTATCTTCATCATGTTTATTGGAGTAAGTATTATTACTACTGGCCCCAGGGTTACTTGGCCGTGATGGATTGATAGGTTTTGATGTCTTTTTATCATCAAACATATCAGGAGAATAATTAAAGCTTAATAAATCCTCTTTAGTTAAATATTCACGGCCCTTCAAAATATCTGATTGCATAGCATTAACAGGTGAGAATGCAAAATTAATTATTCTACGTTCATCACTATCAAACTCCTTACTTTGTAATGTAACTAACTCTTTTAATAATCGCTCTATATTACTTTCACCTACAACTAAAGGCTTATCAGATGGTAAATTTTTAATTAATGCCTCTGGTGTTCCTAATTCATATTTTTTAGTTACTTTTCTCTCCTGTTTCTCACCATTAAAAATAAAAGTTGATACGGCTTCTTCATGTTTATTTTCACCAAACTCATAATCAAAAGTAACTTGATAAATCCTATTTGTCTCCGATTGACTAACAAGATTCTTATTTTTAATTGTGGGATTACGCATTTCAATAAAACCAGAATCAGCATAGTTTTCAACAGCACATTCAATAACATCATCAATATTTTCATTACCGCATTCTGGATAAGCTAAACTTTTCCAAAAGATAAATACTTCAGTTTTTGTCTTATAAACAAAAATTGGTGCTGTTTTTGTTGGCTTATCTCCCTCTAAATAATATTTCTCTTTCATATTTGTAATAGGGTTAACAACCCATACAAAATAGCCATTCTCGTCTTTTTCCGCATCTGTAAACATCTCAAAGGCTTTATCTATTGCTCCATCAACTAAAAGCCCCGCACCAGCAGCAACCATAACTGCGCCCCAAGGGTTACGTTTGCCCAAAATTTCTGCCATTTTTGTACTTTTCTGTGCGATTTTTCGTAAGGCATTCGCACGTTGTAATTTTTGTGCATCATCTAATGTCATCGGTAAATTTTTAGTCGTGCTATAAGATCGCTCAAGCAAATCCTTTGTTAAGATCTTTGCTATGTTATCTTTTGTTATAGTGCTGTCTGCAAATGCTGAAAATGATAGGAAAATAAAGGGAAAAATTACCCATCTATGCCACGAATAACTGCCCAAGCGCATAACATTCCCCACGAAAAAAATAAAATTTGCCACATAATTACCTCTTAAAATTAAAGGGGCAATAAAGCCCCTTTAATTCGTTATTAAGCACCACGAACCGCTTTAATAATCCATTGACCACCCTTCCAGGCAACCAATGCACCAATGATGATACCAATAACAGATAAAACCGCAGTGATTGCTCCACTGAAATCAATTTTTGAAGTCAAAGCTGTATAATCAACTGCTTGTTGTTCAGCCATTGCTAATGCAGGAACTAATGCGACTGCACCTAAAGCAACTTTAGTTGTTGCAGATTTTAAAAATTTAAACATAATAAAAACCTCAATTAACTAGGCTTTTTTGATTGTCTCTAAAATCAGTCCACCGAATTTAGCAATCAACCAAAATCCTAATGTTATTGAAAACGATGCAGCAAAAATTTCAGGGTAATACTGAAATTCTTGTGCACCACCTTTATTTGAAGTACCGTAAACTTGGGCAGACTCAACAAGTTTTTCTGCCTCTGTTTGCGGTATCTTCAAAACTATTTGATTACAACCATCACCACCAAAATTCATATACGGATGGCAAAATTTAGTTGTAATCTCGATTTCATTACTCATAAATGAAATACCAATAAATAAAAAATTGTTAGAGCAAGACTACAACCAATAAAACTTGCCCCTACCATTTCTATAAATTCACGCATTATTTCAATTCTTCTATGATTGAACTTTCATCAAAATTGTAAGTGATACCTTTACGGCCATTTTCCATAGCCCATTCACGAGGATAAACAAGCACCATTACTGTTTTATCCTTTAAGCGATTAATCGTATTTCTTAACGCATCATTCATAGAACGATCATCAATCTTAATTTCTTGAATTGACGTGTTATAGCCGCCATAACCATCAGGCTCTTGTAATTGAACCCCCATGTTATGACGATCTTTTACTTCTCCAGTCTCTCGATTAGTGAAAGATGAAGATTTATAACCTTTTAAGATACCTACAATATAAAATCCGGTACGCATAATTGATTTCTCCTAATTAATGATGAAAAGACTTATTTATTAAACAACAAAACGTAACTGAGGAGCGTTACTTGGAAATTGATAAAAATCAGGGGCTTTAAATGGCCGAACCATAATATTTTCACAGGCAATAACTCTAACTGCTTGGAATTTCTCAACATCGCAAGGATTGGCAATATCAATACCTATTTTTCTTAATCTTGCTCTATGAGTTTCATATTGACGAGATTTTAGGCCTAACTCTTTGCCACTAGCCCATAACATTGCGTAATATGCTGAAGTTGTTGCTTTTCTCAATGTATCAACAATCCCTTGAGAAACTAATTGTTCAGCAATGGTTTCTAAATCATATTGACTTACATTTAGTTTTTTATACATGTCAGTAAATTCCTTCTGTAAGTTTTCTAATACTGAAAAATCACTAATTCCCCAATAACATAAATTTTCACGCTGCAAATATCTTGATTTTAATTTTTGCTCAAAACGGACTACTCCATTTTCTCTGCAATACTCGTAAACACTTCTGTAATATCTAAACTCTTTTGATTCTTCACCAAATTTACGCTTAATCTTGTCATAAGAATGAACTCGCATTTCTTCGTGTTTTATATAACAGCTTGGATAAATTAAATTGGCATTTCCTTTTTCACTAAGCCAATCCGTGGTGCAACCATTTGTATGAAGTCTGCCAATAGAATTTCTATAACGCATCTGTGATAAGGCTTTTAGAAATGTACGCTCATTACCCTTACCAACAGCTTTATTGGTAGTAATATCTAAACGTTTAATGATTGCGCCATTAGAAAATTTTGAGACCTTAGAACCATCTTCGCCTTGGCGATAAAAAATTTCAGTGCAACGAGTAAAGATTGGTAATTTAAGAGAGGAAAGAATTGAATTAAAACAGGAAACGCAACTATCTACAGTATCAAAACCAAAAACATTTTCTACTCGACCCCATCTACTTGGATTTCCTGCCATACGAATAACAGAACCCGAGATTTTAATACTAACCTCATCACAATAGCTGCCTTTATGATGGTATTTACCTGTGACTCTACTTTTTTGAATTTCACCGCCTTCAGTAACAACCATTAAATATTGACCATAAATAGAGAGTAAAAGCTCTTCAGGGATTTCTACCCCAAAGTCCTGCTCTATCTCTAACCAGTCAATAAATAAGTTCACAAAGTAACCCTCAAAAAAGAAAAACTTTTTTTCTAAGAAATTAGATTTCACTAAATTATAATAATCTCATTTCTTAGATGTCAATAAAATAATTTCTTTTTTTCTAAGAAATGATATTATTTTTT